GGCACACGCTCGCTCTTGTCCTGACCGCTATGGCGATATTCGCCGGCTTCGTCGGGCTCATCTTCTACGTGCTCGCTGAGGGCGAGGTGCAGAAGCAGTGGCGGGCCGAAGAGCGCGCGCGCCACGAAAACATGCGGCGGGTATCACGATGAGCCTGACAGAATATCGCGCCGCCGTGGCGCGCAAAACCGTTTCTTTCGACGCGCGCGGGTTTGAGCCTTTGCCGCTTCATGATGCCCTAAAGCCGCATCAGGCCCATTGTGTTGATTTTGCCGTCCGCGCCGGCAGCGCCGCGCTATTTCTTGACACCGGCCTAGGCAAGACGCTTTGCGCGCTGGATTGGGCTCGGCAAGTGACCGAGCATACAGGCAAGCCCGTTCTGATGCTGGCGCCGCTGGCGGTGGCCGCACAACATGCGATGGAGGCGGCGAAGTTCGGTATTGACGCCATAGCCATCCGCGAGCCGCACGAGATAACCAGCGCCCGCACATACATCACGAATTACGACCGACTGGCGAAGTTCGATGCGCGGCAATTTGCAGGCATCGTGCTGGACGAATCCAGCATTTTGAAGAGCTTTACAGGCAAAACCACGCGTGCGCTGATCGAGACGTTTTCGCGCACGCCATATCGGTTGGCCTGCACGGCAACGCCGGCGCCGAATGATCACATGGAGCTAGGCAACCATGCCGAGTTCCTGGGCGTCATGCGCCAGACGATGATGCTTAATCGCTGGTTTATCCACGATAGCGCCGACACCGGCACATGGCGCATGAAGGGTCATGCGGTGAATGACTTTTGGAATTGGGTGGCGTCGTGGGCGCGCTGCATTTCCAAGCCTTCCGACATAGGATTGAGTGACGCGGGCTACATTCTGCCGGCCATGCACATGCACAAGCATGTGGTGAAGTCAGATCGCGGCGTTGATGCCGGTAGCGAGAAGGACGGCCAAAACCGGCTCTTTCGCATGCCTGATACATCCGCCACGTCTATCCATCGTGAAAAGCGCATGACAACGGATGCGCGCGCAGACGTAATTGCTGGGCTGGTAAACGAAAGCGGCGAAGCGTGGGTGGTATGGTGCGATACGGACTATGAGGCGGACGCACTGACGGCGCGCATTCCCGACGCCATTGAAGTGCGGGGGTCAATGGACGCCGACGAAAAAGAGGCGCGGCTTATTGCGTTTTCAACCGGCAAAGCGCGCGTGATCGTGACCAAGCCGTCAATCGCCGGGTTTGGGCTCAACTGGCAGCATTGCGCCAATATGGCGTTCGTCGGGCTGAGTTTTAGCTATGAGAGCTTTTACCAGGCCGTGCGTCGGTGCTGGCGCTTTGGGCAATCCCGCGAGGTAAGCGTGCACGTTGCCTGCGCCGATACCGAAGAGAGCATTTGGCAGGTGGTAAGCCGCAAAGCCGGCGACCACGACGCCATGAAACGCGAGATGACTGCGGCCATGAAGCGCGCCGCCAACAGCGTGAGGGCGACGCCCTACAATCCATCCCAAAAAATCAACCTTCCATCATGGGTGATCTGATGAGCGTTTTTGAACAAGTGACCGGCGATAGGTTCGTCGCTTTCAATGCCGATTGCGTGGAGGTGGTCAGCCAGCTTCCAGACGCATCCGTCGGGTTTAGCGTTTATTCCCCGCCTTTCGCGCATCTGTTCGTTTATTCTGACAGCCCGCGCGACATGGGCAACGTCAAAGACGAGGCCGAGTTCAAACAGCTTTATCGTCATCTCGTGCGCGAGAAATATCGCGTGACGAAGCCTGGCCGGTTGACGGCGGTGCATTGTTCCGACTTGCCCCGCACGAAATCTATGCACGGGGTGGTTGGCCTATACGACTTCCCGGCAGATATCAGAGAAGTGCATGAGGCAGAAGGCTGGACGTTTCACAGCCGCATCACGGTATGGAAAGACCCCGTAGTTGAGATGCAGCGCACGAAGGCGCTTGGCCTGCTTTACAAACAGATCCAAACGGACGCGACGCGATGCCGGCAGGGCATGGCCGATTATGTCATGGTGTTCCGCAAGACGCCCGAGGATGAAAAGCAGGCTGACCGCGTTGGCTTGAACGCAAAACAATTCCCCGTGGATATGTGGCAGCAGTGGGCGTCGCCGGTTTGGATGGACGTGGACCAAACCAACGTCCTCAACGCGCGAATTGCGCGCGACGATAAAGACGAGCGCCACCTTTGCCCGCTGCAGCTTGATCTGATCGAGCGATGCATTCGGCTTTGGAGCAATGCCGGCGACACCGTGCTTAGTCCTTTCATGGGCGTGGGAAGCGAGGGTGTTACGGCATTGAAGTGCGGGCGCCGGTTTGTCGGCACGGAATTGAAGCCGGCCTACTTCAAGCAGGCCGTCGGATACCTGCAGGCGGCCGAGGCCGAAAGCGCGCACGGATCGCTGCTAAATCTGATGGGCGCCGCATAATCAAAACCGGGGGGAATCATGTGGACGGAAGAGCGTAACTCACGTTTGCGGGCGCTGCACAGCGAGGGCCTCAGCGCTGCACAGATCGCACGCGCGCTGCACGTCGAGTTCAGCATGAACAAGACCCGCAACAGTATCATCGGCAGATTGCACAGGATGGGCCTTACGGGCCATCGCGGACACACGTACGTTCGCCCAGTGCGCCCGAAGGTGTACGCCGCGCCGAAAGCGTCGAAGCCGAAAAAGCCCCGTTACAAGCCGGAAATCGCGCCGCCAGTCCTGAGTGACGAAGCGCAGCGCATCAAAGCTATGGACCCGCTTGGCCCGCGTTTCCGCGA